TTTATTTTGATAATCTTTTAAATTGTTCTTTAAGAGTTTCACCTCTCCAATTTACTGCTTCTTCAAATGCACCTGACGCTGATTCTCTTTCTATAGCATCATCCCCTGCTGCTGCATCACTAGAATCAACTTCTATGTTATCTTCTTCTCTTACATATTCTGTGTTAACTGACATAAACTCATCAAATTCATCAAGTATACCATCAGTACCATCTGCATTTATAATATCTTCGTAGTGGGTATCGATAAAAGATTTAGCTATATCAGCATCTACACCTCTTTTACCCACAACTAATTTTATTATCATTCCTTCAACTTCCTCTTTATCATCATAAGGATCTAATCTATAATCTATATTTTCTTTTTTCATATCTTTTATTTTTTCATCTTTATCGATTGCTTTATCCATTAATTTATGATTTGCTCTGTCTGAAGGGACTGCTCTTCTTTCTTTCATTGATTTTTCTTCATCAACAGGACCAAACATTGTAGCTGCAGATGCTAATTGATTAGCTAATTGGTCTATCATACTTCTAGTTCCTGTATTTTTTATTTCAACCCAATCACCATCTTCTTCATACCAAATATAAGCATAATCGGCACCATAGCTATCAATTTGACCAGCCATATCATATAATGCATCCTCCCATTCTTTATCAAGTCTTGTTTTTTCAGGATTCATTTTATTTTTAGCTTCTATAGTACCATCATCAGTTATATATGAAATATAACCTTCGTTTGCTACGAATTTTGCTTTTTCATCACTATTATAATGTTTATCTAACATTTTTCCTAAATGATCAGGATAACCATCATAATGATTATAAGTAGAAGTTAATACTTTATTGTCATCTAAATATCCTATAAGTGCTCTTGTTGCCATTTTTATTTTGATTTATACCAAACTGCTGATATTTTAACACCATCAACATCCTTAATTAATACTTTTTTTTTAATTTCTTCTTCAACTAAAAGACTTTTATCCCAATATTTAGGATTTTTACTATTTAATTTCCTTTTTTTAGCCATTAGTATTTTCCAAAATCATCTGGGTCATCAGATATATCGGATTTCATTTCACTCATTTCCATATCAGCTGATGCATCTGGAGCATCATGTGGTTCTACATTATATTCGTCTACAATTTCTTTTTTAGCTTTTTTCTTACCGTTTGCTTTATCTAATTGCTTTTCATATAATTTTTTAGATCTTTCTAAGAGTTTAATTTCTCTTTGCATTTCTTTAACTCTTTTTTTATCTATTAATTCTGATAGATTTTCATCTTCTTGAACCATATTAATTCTACTATTTTTAGCTTCAATAGCTTCATCAATAGCATTAATTTTAGCTTCTAAAGTAGTAATAGCTCCTGCTTTATCAATTTCAGCTAATTTTTTATCTAATTCAGATTTTTTACCTTCATTTAAGGATTCAGTATTTTTAGCTTCATAAGCTGCTTTTACACTTTCTAGGGTTGGTAACGGTTCTCCAGTTTTTCTAGTATCATATCCTGGGGCGTTTTCGTTTAATAACGTTTTTCCGCTAACAAACTTTTTAAGGTCAAAATTATCCATGTTTTTATATTTTGTTATAAATATATGAAAATTAAGTTAGATTATATTTTTCTCGACAGTAATTAATAAGTGATAAACCTACGCCAATTTCTAATATTTCTGCCTTTTCAGGTACTCCTGGTAGTTTTTTAGCTAATAGAATATAATCTACATTTTCATTGTTCCATATCTTTATTTTAGTTTTAGCATTTGAACGATTTGAAGTTTTAAAAACCATAACTACAGGCATTTTACCGTATGCTTTACCTTTTTCTATTTTTATTTTTTTATATTTTTTATCTTTAGAGTAAAATTGTTCTACTTTATAAGCACCTTTTTTAGACTTTTTATCATCAAAATGCCATATAGATCTTCCACCTAATTCTGGTTTTGATGGATAATCAAAAAATTCTAATGTATACTTTGTTTTACGTTCAATGTTTTCAGATGGTCTACCTCTCATAACTTTTATTTTTGTTTATAGGATAAATATACGAAAAATTTTTTAATAAACCAAATTAAGATTTAATTTCATTGATTTGAGATAGATAAACTTCATATAAGGCAGTATTTCCACTCATTTTAGCTTCATGAGCTAAAGATTTTAATTTTTGCATTACTAATAAACGTTCATTATCATCAACAACCCCATCTTTATTTAAATCTAATTTATCATAATGTAAACCATCATTACCATTTTGACCTATAATATTTATCCTTTCTTCATCTTTATCTATTAATCTATTTTGACTCTCACTTGTAGCTAATTCAAAATCAGGAGATTGTTTTTTTGATTTAGGTTTTTGGTTTATAACTTCAACTTTAACTTCTGAAGGTTCATACATTTTAGGTAAAGGATAAGATTTATCAAACTCCATACCTTCAGGAACAGACATTTTTACCTTTTTAGGTTGTCTTATTTTTATAGATTTAGGAATAAAAGATGTTGTTTTTATCTGTTCAAAAGCAAAATTAGCTGCTACTACTAAAGCAATAGCTAAAGGATCAAATACAAATATAATAGTCAATAATAAATAATTAATAATTTGATCCATAGGTATTCCTGTTAATCCTGATAGATATTTTAAAGGGCCTAACTCACTAGAAACAGCATCACTAGTTCTTACTTCAACTATTTCAGTTTCATATTGAAATATTTTATCATTTAAATTATCAACTTTAGCATTTATTATTGTTTGTCTTTCAATAGCTTGATCTAATTGTTTTTCTAAAGCTCTACGAGTTGATGATGAAGTTGTTGTAACTATATTACCACTTGTGTCTGTATACTGTATTATATTGTTACTTAAACCATTTCGTAAACTTGTTACGGATTTATTTATACTTGATTTTTCTTCATTATATACAATTAACTGTTCTTTTATGTTATCCCTTTTAGTTTCTATTAGAGTAATTTGTGCATCTATATTTCCAGATTTTGAAGCTGTTTCTTGGTATGCTGCAGATAAAAATCCATAAATACCCATAGAAGTTATTAAAATTAAAATAAAACAAGCTATAGATAAATACCACTTTAAAAATTTTGGTAAGGATTTTCTATATTGATATAATAAAGATGCTATAACTAGTTTAGCAATTTCTAATGACGCTGCCATTACTATAACTGCAACAGCTGCTCCTGCAAATAATTTACTTAAACCACTAACAGAATAAAATGCTGCTGAAATAGAGACTGATAGTGCGGAGAATGCAATTATTAAAGGAAATAATCTTATTTGAATATTTTTCCACATAACTAATTTTTTAATTAAACAATATCTTTAGACTCAATAAGAGTATAAGTAAATGAATTACCCCAAACATCTCTAGCTTGGCGTAAAATTTTCATAAACACCGCAAAATCTTCATTTGAAGCAATTACTTGACAACCAGCCGACCATTTATCTACTCGAGTTGATTTACCTCCTGTTTTAGCTGTTGCTCTATGGATGTTAATCCCAAAAATACCTTTTTCAATATCTTCTTCTAAACAATCATAAACTCCATCAGTATTATCATCACGATAAACTTCTAAAGGTTTAGCTTGTCTTAATGCCTCATATTTTCCTTGATGTAAACCAATTTTATGAGAACTTCTGTATTGTCCTGGTTTTAAAATTGCTACACCATTTGGGTTTAATAAATTTTCTACCCAATGTGTCCCTGGGTCTGTTGTACATTTAAAGCAATGAAATTTCCATTCATTATCTAATTTATAAGATAAAGTTATACAATCATCAAATGCATTAGTAACTCTATTTTTAGTTTTTGAATTTCTTACACCTATAATATTAACATCATAATCTCCACCAGTAAAGTATTTATAACCCTTACTAATCATCGTTTCTTCAATTTGTTCTCTTGTATAACAACTCATAATTTAATTATTTTTTTGCAAATTTTTCAACTCCTGCTATTCCAAAACAACCTATTACAACCCATGTAAATGAATCATATATTGTTTCATTAATTACTAAATCTTTACCTGTGTATCCAGTTAATAAATCTAATAAAGCAAATAATACCATTACTAAAAATGCAATAAAACCTACTACAGTTTTTTCATTCCACTCATTATCATTTTTAAATATTGACCACATAATTTTTTATTTTATAATTAATATATTTAATAAGTTATAATCTAACATATTATTTAACTGTAGGTTTAGGCCATACAGAAGTTGTAAATGTTATAGTATTATTAATTGATGATGGGTTTCCATCTTTAAATTCTGTTTCATATACCCAAGTTGCTGATCTTGCTGTAGCATTACCTGGCATTGGTCCTCCACCATCATTTTCGTTATTTATTTTCATAGTATTACTACCATCAAATCCATATTCATAATTCCAATTACCATTACTAGGAGATATACTAGTTAATCCTTTTGGAGGTAAAATTGTACCTATAAATGAAGTTGCCCCTGCTAATGGTTGAGTATTTGAATTTGAAAGTAATGTATCACCTATAGCAATAGTATCATATACATCATTTTTATCCATACCCATAGTTCTGTGCCAATAAATTAGTTGATCTGTATTGTTTACTACATATAAAGTAACTGTTGCAGGATCCATTTTTACATTTAAAATTGAACCATCTTCTTGTATCATTCCAGCTAAAGCTGGGTCTACTTTTTTATCACTTCCACATCCAATAACTAAGAATGTTGTTAATATAAGGGTAAATAAATTTTTCATTTTTGTTTTTATTGTTTAATTATTTTATTTATAAATCTTTTTTCTTGATAAATTATTATCACGTGATAAATACCAGAAGGAAAATCACTCATATTAATTCTTTTACAATTTTCTTCTTTTAATATTAATTCTCCTGTTATATTATATAATTCTACTTTAATATTTAAACGAGTATCAATATTTACTATATCTTGTGCAGGATTTGGATAAACTCTTATACCTAATGTAGATAAATTTTCAAGTGAAGTAGGCCAACCTAATTCACAATAATTATACATTGATTGGCAACTTACATCCCAGTCATTAGTACAACAATAATTATCAACATCAATTACCCAAGCATAACATCCATCATTTAACCAATAAGGTATTCCAGGTCCTCCATAACAACCAGCATCATATAAACAAGCTGTTGTATCTGAAACATTTGCTGTAGGATCATAATTATAAGCAGACACGTCAGTACAACCTGAAATTGGTGTAACACATGACCCATCATCAAAACAAGCATCTGGGTCATAATTTACTGCTGTTGGGTCAGTACAACCTCCTATATAACAACAAGAATTATCTAGTGTATTTGCTAGTATATTAAAATTAAGTGCTGTATTATCGGTACAACCATATATGTAGGGTATACAAGATCCATTGTCTGTATTTGCTGTTGGGTCAAAATTATATTGCGTTGAGTCTGTACATCCATATATGAAAGGAATACACGAACCATTATCAGTATTAACATTAGGGTCATAATTAAACATTATAGGATCCATACAACCATAGATAAAAGGAATACAACTACCATCATCTGTATTTGCTAATGGATCAAAATTAAACATTGTAGGATCTGTACAACCTAAAATTGGGTAAATGCATCCTACATTTGTATTTGCTGTTGGGTTAAAATTAAAAGCTGTAGAATCGGTACATCCATAAATATAGGGTACACATGAACCATCGTCTACATTTGCATTTACATTATAATTAAATGCTGTTGGGTCAGTACAACCTAAAATTGGGTAAATACAACCTATATTTATGTTTGCTAATGAATCATAGTTTAAAGCTGTAGGATCAGTACATCCTAAAACTTCAGGTACACATGAACCATCATCTGTGTTTGCATTTACATTAAAATTAAAAGCATTAGGGTCTGTGCAACCTAGAATTGGATAAATACACCCATTATTAGTATTAGCTAAAGAATCATAATTTAATGCTGTTGGGTCAGTACAACCAATTATTACAGGAATACAACTACCATCATCTGTATTAGCATTAGTACTATAATTAAAAGCTGTTGGGTCAGTACAACCTAAAATAACTGGTATACATGAACCATTATTAGTATTAGCTAATGAATCAAAATTATAAGCTAATGGGTCAGTGCAACCAAATATTATTGGAATACAACTACCATCATCTGTATTTGCTGCTGGGTTATAATTAAATTGTGTATCATCCATACATCCTAATATTACAGGTATACAAGACAAAGGATCATTTGTGTTTGCTGAAGGATTATAATTAAATGCAGTTGAATCCATACATCCTATTATTATAGGTTCACACGATCCATCATCTACATTTGCAGTTGGATTAAAATTAAATGCTAAACTGTTTGTACAACCTAAAATAACTGGAGTACAAGTATCAGGCATATTAGCTAGACTATCATAATTTAATGCTGTAGGATCCATACAACCTAAAACTCCAGGTGTACAATAATCTCCACAATAAGGTACATTATTATATCTATATGGAAATTGTAACATAGGATCTGTCCAAGGATTAGTACCACCAGATAATGTAGTATCACCTTCAGGACCTATTAAAAAGAATCCACATTGATTTGCTGTTGTTGATGAATTGCCTGGAGCAAAAAACATTAATTCAACTGGATTTAAAGCACTTAAAGTAATTGTAAAAGATTCTGAATAACCATCATTAGGGCCCATCATAAAAGGACCTAATATTGTAGTATCTTGTAATATACCAACCCATGCACCAAACCATCCATCTTCTGCTTCATCTGTAATTACTAAAGTATAATCACAACTAGGAATTATATCCATTGTATTTGCTAATGGGTCATAATCAGGTGAAGTTGAGTCTATGCAACCAATTACTATAGGAGTTAAACAAGAACCATCATCAGTGTTAGCTTGTGGGTTATATTCTGTAAATCCTGGAGTAGTACATCCTAAAATAATATTAGGTGTACAAGGAGTTACAGTATAAATTACAGAAGTATCATTTCCAAAATTTGCATTACCTGGTAATATTGATAATAAAGTATCACCACATAAAGTTTGAACTAATGCTGTACCATCTACTCCACCATAACATGAACCACATAAACCATCTCCAAAAGAATCAAATAAAGTAAATTCTATTACAGTACCATTTGGTACACATATTTCTGATATTACAGGTACTCCTGTTATAGTATAATTAGGTGATGTTGCTAATACTGTACCTGTTGTATCTGCAATTTCCCAAGAAGTTTCTCCAGCATAAGTATCTGGTGTAATTGTTATTACAATATTAGATTCTCCATTTACACAATTTGCAGGAGGTGCTTGACATGAACCATCATCTGTATTTGCCCAAGGATTATAATTCAAAGCTGTTGGATCCATACAACCAGGAATACATTCTCCTGTTGTTATTACTAAAGTATCTGTTAAACTTGAATCAGCTAACATTCCTAAAAAGTAATAAGTAGTATTTGGTTGGCTGTTACTATACAATAAACCTGTGTTTGAAAAATTTATAGGGTATGGATACCAAGTATTACCTAGAGTATTAGGATCTGTTGTTCTAGTATAATAAGCCATTCTACAATTAGGATTAGGCATATTACTCCAATGGTACCAAACTTTATTTTGACCTACATTACAAAAATTTTCTACCCAAAAAGTATCTAACCCACTACATAAAGGATAAATACAAGAACTATCTGAAAATGTAGCTGTAGAGTCATAATTTAATGCTATTGGGTCTAAACAACCTCCATGAGGAGGAGCACAAGGAGCAATAGTTAATGTTTGTACTAAACTATCTCCAAAATTACCTGCAACATACATAATTGTATCTTGACATGAATTACTAATCATAAACCAACCATCAGTACCACCAAATTGTGAGGAAGATAAACCATCACCATATTCATCATATATGCTTGCAATAATAGTTCCACCAAGTTGAACAATAGTATCATATAAAGTATTAGGTAGCATATTGCTATCATTTTCTATAATAATAGGTGAACCACCTGGAGGGGTAATATCCCAACTTGTTTCAGAAGGATAATTATCTGTCATTAATTGGATATGAATCCAAGAATTTTGTGTATAACCTAAAAAAGGTATTAAAATTATTAATAATAATAACTGTAGTTTTTTCATTGTTTTTTATATTAAAAGTTTGACATTATAGTTTCATCAATCTTATCTTGTACTTCTTCTCTAGTTACTTCTAACTTCATCATAATATTTGCTTGAAATCTTGCTACTTCTTCTCCATCATAAAACACAATTAAAGTTGGTACAACTACAATTTTGTGTTTTGATTGTAATTTTGGTTGGGTTGAAATATCTATTTTTGCTAAATCACAATCAGTTAATTTATCTAGATATTCACATTGAGTTCCTGAAAAAGGGGCATTAAATTCAGCTATAATTAATCCTTCACTCGGTATTACTTGGGATTTTACTACTAAAGAAAATATTAAAAATAATAGTAATGTAAATAATTTTTTCATAAGAATTTTATCTTAATTTATCAATCTTTTCTTCCATTCTAACAAGGCGTTCTTTTAACTCTTTAACATCATCTTGAGTTGTCATAATAGTTTGTCTAATGAGTTGATCTTTCATATCATATTCCATTCTAGTGACATCAGGTGGTGGTGCGATGGGAAGTTCTTTAGCTTCAGCTATATCTGCTTGTAATGTAAACCACATACCTACTAGAGTAAAAATTAATACTCCTATACCTACTAGAGTTTTTATACTTAATTTTAAAGTTGTATCTTCATTTAATTCTTTTGCCATCTTTATCTTTTGTTTTATATGGACAATTTTTGCAACCATTTTTGCAACAATATCCCCTTTCTAATAATATTTTTTTACTTAAAGGTTCATAATTCATTTAATTAGAATATTACATAATTCATCCCAATAGAAAAATCATGCCATTCTCTATTCCAATATTTATTATATTTCCCCTCAGCAAATACTCCTAAATGTTTATCAAATTTATACCCTAATATTAATCCCCCTGAATAATCATACCATTGACCTTCATTATATTCATGATATGAAAATTCTCCCCCTTGATCTAAATGATAAGGCATTAAATTCCCCCATGAATGTAACCAAAATGTTTTTGTGTAATGGTAATAATCAAATCCTATTATTAATGAATGTTGTATTGTATTATTTAATTGATTTCTTTTTTTCTCTGTATAATTTGATAACATTTCTGGTATAGCTATTGCTTCCCACACTTCAGTTGAAGTTGCAACAGAGTTTCCTGATGGATCAAAATATTCTACATTACCTTGTCCATCAAATATCATAGTATAACCTTCTTCTAGTGCTAAAAATGTATAATGTAAATTTCCATTTGATAATTTCCATTCTTCTAAAGGATCATAACCATAAGGTTCAGATAAACGTTGCACTGCACCTATATTAAATGACAATTTTGGATTATGTTTGTATCTATAACGTTGTGATGATTCAAAATACTTAATATCTGCAAAACCATCCGCTAAGTATTCAATTTTAGCTATCCACTTATCATCAACATATCTTAAAAAATGATGTTGATCTAAATAATTTTCACCTTGTTGTCTTTTATAATCAACTTCAAATAAAAATTCAAATCCTTTTACTTTACCTACTGTAGTAGCATCAGAAAATGATTTTTCAGTTCCATCATAAAAAGTGTTTGCACGATTTTCATAACCAAATCTAGCTATTTTTCTAATACCTGCAGTTAAAGAATAATCAAAAGGGGTTTCAATTGTAGTTGTTTGTAAACCATCAGTAACAGAATATACATCTACATCAGAAATAGATGTTCCCCCATTTGCTGCTGTATAGAATGTAGCAAATTTAAATATTTTTTTTAAGTCTTGGCTATAAGAATTAAAAGTACTAAATATAAGAATTAAAAATAATAATTTTTTCATTTTATTTTTCTTTAGGTCTACCCCTTCTTTTAGGTGCAGGCCTGCCTTTATTAGTTTCCCATGAAGATTTTACTACTTTAGTTTTTTTCCCAAACAACCAATTCCAAAATTGAATTAATTTTTCCATAAAATATTTTGTTATAAATATATGGAGACTAACTAGGAATATGTAAACTAATATAAAGGATTATATTACACTACTTCACAAGCACCCCCAGCACAAGCTGCTTGATCCTTTAAATCTGTTTCATCAGTCATTTCAATTATCTTTTTTAAATCAATATTATTTAAATGACTTTCCATTTCTAAGAATTTTTCTTCTGAAATATCTTCAAAAGGAGCTTGAGTATATGAACCATTATCGTAAGGTAATACAGATAAACCATTAAATGTATTTTTATTTTCCCACATCCATTCTCCAACTGAGTCCCATTCATCTTGTTTAACTGATATTGTTGCTGAAACATTATTTGTATTTGCTCCTTTTCTATGGCCTGCTTTTACCCATTCCATATTAAACTTTTTAGTTCTTTCTAATAGATCCATTGGACTTTCTGTTCTATAAATTGCCCCCTTAGGTGCTTTTTGTGGAACTGAAACTACAGCTTGAATATCAGGTTTAAAGAAATCATCTTCAACTAATTCTGGGTGAGATTGAGAAAGATATTGATAGAGTGCTTCATTTTTTCCTAATCTCATACGTCTTACATAAAAATCATTATGCCAAGCATGAATCCCTGATGAAGTTCCTAATACTAATGAACTAGTTCCTGAAGGTTTTACTGTTGTTACACGAGCTGCTTTATTAACCCCTAAAATATTAGCAACTTCTTCATTTGTTTTTTTAGCTTCTCTAGCTGCTTCCTCTAAATCATATTTTAAAACTATCCCACTACCAATTCCTGTCATTCCTACCCCCACAAGTGCATCTTTTTCAGTTGTTCTTTTCCAAATATCACGAAGATAATGGAAATTAGTATAAGCTGCTTGTAAAGTTCCTAAAAATGCACCTGCTTTTACTCTTTTATTTAAATCCTCTTGAGATTCTATGTTAGAAACATTAATTTCTGTTAAATTACAAAATTGAAATGGTCTTAAAGCAATTTCACAACATGGATTTGTACCCCAATCTTTATCATCTGAAAAATAAATCCCAGGTTCGCCTGAATTACTAGCAACAATTTTACTCCATAATTCAGAAAAATCTTTTTTAGTTACTTTTGAACGAATAACTACAGCTGAGTTGTTAGCTCTTCCTCTTTGTGGGTTTAATTCCCACCAAGCACCATGTTTTGAAGTTAACATTTCATTATCATGTAAATCAAATAAAGAAATTAATGCTGCTCTACGAATACCACCAGATAATACAGCATCAGCAATATGACAAATAATATCATGAGCTTCAATAGATGTTAATTGTTCTCCATCTTCTTTTCTATCTAATACCTTTTGTATTTGAAATAAACATTCTTTTAATGGTTCTGGGCCTGGTGCTTTACCTCCTACAGTAATTAATTCTGCTCCTTTTGGTCTAATATCACGGAAGTCAAAAATAGGTCTTGCAGTTGTTATCCCAAAATAAGATTTTAATAATACTTTAACAGAATCAGCCCATCCTTCAATTGAATCTCCTACTAAAAATCTTCTTGTTTTTCTAGGAATTCTAATTTCAGGTAATTTTTCAATGTGATGTTTTTGAACACTATAACCTACACCACAACCCGAAAGTAATAAAAACATTACCTCACTAAATGATCTCCAATCATCAATTGGTAAAAAAGAACAATTAAATATTCTAGAATTATTTATATCAATAGGCTTTCCTGCAAACTGTAAACTACGCATTGATGGTAAAACTTTTTTATCATATACCATTTTATAAACATCTTCTATTTCATCTTTTAAATCAGGAAATTTTTCTTGGTGCATTTCTTTATTCCTAGTAACTAACTCTTCCCATGTTTCTCTCCTTTGTTTATTAGGTAAATATTTTGCATATTTGTTATAAACTACAATATCTGATAGTATTTCCTGCGTAATGTTCATTTTATTTTTGTTTTTTTTTATTGTTATTATTTCTATGTATTTAGTTCAAAAAATTTCTTTTGCAACTCAGATCTATCAAATTTATCAATCCCACTAAAACTTTTAGTTTGTGGAGTAGATGTATTATCATTATCTTCTTCACCTTCTTGATAAAGTTCATTTGAAACTTCAAAATGACCAGTTGAAGTATCAGCTTTAACTCCAAATGTTAAACCATCCATACCATATCTATTTTTCATAATATGGAATCTCCCAGTTCCTTCTACTTTATCTTTACGTTGTCTAGAAAGAGAAATACAAACATCTGTAATCATAATTTTATCGTATGACCCAGCTGCTTTATCTCCCTCTACAATGTTATCTTTAGCACCTGCTCTGTTTACTTGGGAAACGCTCCAAACTGGTATATCTAGTTCACGAGCTAATCCTTTTGTACTAGTATAAATATCATCAATTTCTCCTTTTCTATCAACTGTTTTTCTTTTTGATGAAAGAAGATCTACATAATCAATTATAATTAAATCTGGTTCAATTCCTGTGTCTTTAACCTTTTGAATGTGTGCTTCTATAGTAGACATTGTTGCTTTTCCTGTAGGGAATTCTTTAATAATTAAATTTCCTTTTAAATCCTCCATTATACTTTCAATTTTATCTTTATGTTTTTGAATTTTATCAACTCCAATTCTAGAAAAATAGGCATCATATCTTCTTCCTACATATTGTTCGCCTAATTCTAAAGTATAATGTAAAACATTATAACCTAATTTAACAGCATGTCCTCCTAAAGCTACTAACGACCAAGATTTACCACCTCCTGGATTACCAAATATAAGACCAAAATCTCCATTTCCGAGGCCTCCTTGAAGTAATTGATTAATTTTATCCCATGGGGTTTTAATTGTTGTTCTACTATCTTCTCTATATCTTGATTCAACATCTTTAGTATACTCATGTCCTATATTTTTATCTTGTCCTGCTTTAATAGCATTGTTAATTAAATGTCTTATGGATTCATAGTCTCCACCTTTTAGTAAATCAACACTTTGCAACAGTGCTCCTTTTAATTGTTGGTTTTTACAAAAAGATGCAAATTCTTCTTGTACATATTCTAAATCATCATTAGAAGTATTATATGCTTCTTTAAGTTGTTCTTTTATAGATATTTGTAAAACTTCATTACCACACTTTTGTAACTCTACAGCTAATATTTCCATTGAAGGTGTAGTATGATATTTATCATAATACTTTAAAACCTCTTTAATAATCCATTTATGGGCTTGATTATCAAAATATTCTTCACTTAACATATCATTAATGTTAACTAAAAATTCTTTATGTGTTAATAAAGAAGATATTACTTTAATCTGGAAGCTAGTTCCATATGAGTTTAAATTTGTTAATGTCATATAACTATTTTTTTACAACTAAATTTTGAAAACAATCTTTAACCCAAAACTCAACATTTCGAATTAATCCTCCTATTTGGTCTTCATTATACATTGCTACGAATTGATCGGGATAATACGAAAGATCATTTGATTCTACAACCTCATCTAACCATTCTTTATCTTCTTTACTTAACATTGGATTACTTAAATCCATTATTTTGTAATTTTTTTCTAAATCATCTTGACCATGAATTATTCGAGCATATACAACGTGATCTGATATTTTATTTTCACATATATTTAATATATCATCCCAATTCATGTCTTTTTCTATTAATTCAGGAAACTTTTTTAATAATCCTTTTTCACCTAATCCCTTAACACCCTTAATTTTATCAGAATTATCACCTAATAATGTTTTATGTAGTATAAAATTATGAGGAGACATTTTATATTTATCCATTACGGTTTTAGGTGTATAATATTCTTTTTCCATAGGACGATATACAACAACATTTTCACTAACTAATTGTAAAAAATCTTTATCTGATGATATGATAAAAGATTTGTCTTTAGGGTGTTTAATAACAGATTTACTTAAATATGCTATAATATCATCTGCTTCTACTTTATCAATACTTACAGTTTTAACGGGTAATGTTTTTAAATATTGAATAATTCTAACCATTTGGTCTACTTTAGCATCATCCTCATCATCTTTATCATCAAAAGCATCCCAATTAGTAATACGTTGTAAATCTCTACCAGATTTATATTCTGGCATTATATTTTTTCTGTTATTAGCTGATCCAGCCCCATCAAATACTACATAAACCTGTGTAGGACTAATTTGACGAATCATAGCTCCTAAAGAACGAAAAAATCCACCTAATCCCCCGATATGAATTCCTAAGGGATTTACCATATTTAACACAGCAAAATTTCTAAAAAATAAATTTAAACCATCTATAAATAATATTCTTTCGTGAGTCTCAGTTTGTGGGCCTTGCTCCTGGATATTATCCAGAAGCTTAAATAATTCTTTCTGTTTCATGTGTTGTTTTTATGCCCGGAATATACGAAAGATATTCCGGGTATCAAAATTTATTGTGGTTCTTCCCCAAAAGATGTTATATCAGTGTATGCTTGATCTTCTTCAACTACTCTAAAATCACCACCACCTAGTATATCAGCCCAATCATCTTTTCTGGCATCTTTATAACCTTTTAGTTCTCTGTCATTATCATTAATAAATCCATGAGGAGTCATTACGATTTTACCTCTAGTAGTAACACCATTAATATGATTTTTATCAATTTGAATATTTACACGTTTAGCAAATTCAACTTGTTTACCATCTTTAATAGCTTTAATTTTAGAAGTTCCAGCTGACATAACGTTACCAAATGTAACTACAAATGTGGAATCAAACCACATTGCATAACCTCCTTTATTCATTAGTTTGGGTTGTCCCATTGGAGACTCCGCTTTTAACGTCCAAACTTTATTAATACATACAAGTGTATTAGTATATGAGGATGATTCCTTACGTGACAATGTAATACGTTGATTTACGCTATTTCCAAATTGTGTTGACATAGCACCTGCATTCCATTCATTATTGTTTTTATTTGATTTAATTGACATTTCACAAGGCACTGATCCAATTGAATCCCATAAGAATAATAAATCATAAGGTAAATTACCTTTCTTTTGCTCATCCATTAAATCTAAAATAAACCCAGCTACATCTTCAATAGAATTAATAGTTTCCCTATCAACATAAATAAAATTCCCATCATAATTAGTAATTTCACCTGTTTTCTTATCAACAACTTCATTTACTTCCATACCCATCATTTTAGCATGATCCCAAGACCATTTCATTTCTGTAATAATGAACACGGGCATTATACCTCGTTTTTGAGCAGATACAGCAGCTTCTAAAAGTGCTGTTGTTTTACCTGTGTCTGAATGTCCTCTGAGTAGTACAATATGTCCCATAGGAATACCAGGAATAGAAGTAACATCCTGAAATGCTGAAGATAATGGAATCCATTCTTGTTCCTTAAATTTTACATTTTGTTTTAAACCTTTTTTATCTTTAAAAGCATTTAGGTCAAATTTAGATTTAAGTTCCTTAGAAGCAGCTTCTGTAAGTGATTTTTTCTTAGCCATATTTTAAAATGGTAAATCATCATCAGTTGAAGACTTTTTATCATCAAATAATGAATCAAATTTTTCTGCCTTAGAAGTTGTATTTTTCCCTTCAAGTGAATAATTATTTGATTTATCATTATCAAATCCCACAGCAGGTTCAGATAAAATTTCACCTTCTTCTCCACCTTCAGGTTTTAAAAAAGTTTCTAAATTAGCTTTAACCTCATCAAAAGTAAGTCTTTTAAACACATCTATAGGATTTGGTTGAGTATCTAAAGCTCTTTCAACTATGTTAGTATTATCACTAATAGGTGATTGTTTCATTGATGGGGAAATAGTAGTTTTATTATAAGGAGTTCCTGTTACTTCAGGTCCTACAGTTGTTAATTTAATATCTCTTCCTCCTGATACATCAGTATAATCACCAACCTCAGCATCAGCTGCTAAATTTAAAAATGCTTGATAAACTTCTTTTCCAAACTGCCATAATTTAACACCTTCTTCTTCCTCACCTCTTACAATTACTGGGGCAAAAATACGAGTTTTGGCATCTAATTTTTTTGCTAAATACCAATTTTCTTTATCTCCACTAGAACGCAATTGTTTTGTAAATTCTTGAATTGGATCTTTTTCTCCCCAATTCATAGGAGAAGCCATTACTCTTTGACCTATTCCATAATAGAATTGCATTTCAGTAAATGGGAATGATTTATTATACTTATTAGGAACAATTCTAACTTGTTGTTTACCTACTGTAGGTTTCCAAAATATTGATTTTCCACTTGATTTGTTTGAGTTTGATTGTGACTGAAGTGACTCTAACTTCTTTTTTATTTGGTTTAAATCCATAATAACTTTTTTTATTTATTTATAACTGTGATTAATATACGACAAATTTATAAAACAACCAAACTATAGTTCAATTATTTTATGAATTTTTGTTTTCAATTGTTTTAACTCATCATGTTGAGTTAAAAGTACTGAATTTTTATAATGTTCCCAAGTTATAGGGAACTTAGTATCAACTACACCACCATTTAATTTTTTAATTAATTCATTTAAAGCATTAATAGTATAAAGTGTATTTGTTTCTTTTTTTCTATGAACTAAAATTGTATTATCAGGTAAGTCTGAGATATTGCCTTGGTCAATGTTGTAGGTACAAACATACTCATCATTTTCTTTAACATACAAAACAAATATTTTATTATACATTATATTATATTTGTCTGTAATAGAACTTAGAAGTAATTCTAAATTATCTAGGGTAGTAAATGTGCAAAATAGTTTATTGTTCAAATCTCCTAAATTTTGATTAGTAATGTCCGAAAAATCGTCCACTGTATACATATTAGGAGTTTTATTTAAAATTGTAATCGTTTCCATAGCATATTTTTATTTGTAGTTTATATTTATTAAATAGCTCTTTTATTTCTTCCAACACATCTTCTTCTTCTTTATCTAAATCAAATAAAAACGAATCATAAGTATATAAAACTATTTTTGTTTTTTTATTTCTTAATAACTTAATTATGTCCCACAATATATGAACATTCATTGCGGTTTCCAAGTTTTGTAGTAAATAATTTAATAATTTTTGAGGCTTCATTTCACCTATTTTTTCTTTAATAAACCTATGTTTTGAAATAGGACATTCAATCCAGCCCTTTTCTTTAAACTCTTCCCATAAATTATCAGTATATACTTGAACTTTTTTAAAAAATTCTAGATCTTTATATTGATCAAATACTCCTCCATATAATTGTTTAAATGTTAATTCTTTGGCTTTTTTATATTCAACCCCATACATTTTCGCAAAGGCAGTATGAATATCCTCATTACCAAAATCAAAGTCAACCAACTTAGATAACAAAGTAGGATGATAAGCCCCAATATCAAACTCAACAAAAATGTCATTACGGGGTATAAAACTTTCTCGACTATTGTTTTCTTTATTAATTGCGGCATAATTTACTCCTTTAAATTTATTACTTGGTCTTCCTGTAAGAGTTTTAAAGTTGTACTGCGTGTAGACGTAATCTCCGTCGATAACATGAAAGTACGATTCAAATTTTTCTCTATTAACTCGTATACCATTTCTTTCAATGGCGTTGAAAACCACTGAAGATTTATTATTGTAGAATTCATTGATTTGTTCATTTATTTTATCTTTAAGGTTATTATATATTTTTTCACAATATTCATAATGTTTAACTATAGGTATAATTCTATTTATGTCTTTTTTATTAGGATATCTCCTATTAAAAATGTGATGTGTTTGGGTTAATTCTGGTATATACGGAGGGTTTTGTTGGTTTATGTCAAAGAGGCCTTTTAGTGGTAAATAATGTAAAAATTCCTTCTTATCACGCACATATATGCTACTAAATTTATGTAACATCGTGTTTATTTCCGTTATATTTATATTTAAAGTTTCACTATGTGATAGTGGGACAATAAATCCTTTAGTTGATAATAATGGTCTAATATACAAAGCGCAAATATTATTTTGTGCAGGATGTATTAAATAACTATTTGGAATTACTTCTATAAAAACTTCTTCCCAATTAGCATTTGTAAACTGTTCAAATTGAACTTTACTTTCAACTAACCAAAACATAACTTTTTTATTTCAATATATGAAAAATTTATCTAATATCCACCTCCAGTTGAAGAATTATTATTACTTGTTTGAATTTGATTAGGTATATCATATTCTATAGTTAAATCCCTTACAAATTCAACCTGTTGTGACTCTCCTGTTTCAATAACTCCTTCTTGATTTAAAACATCAACTAATTCATTTTGATAAAATCTTTTGTAAAATAATCTATTATGAGCCCCTTGTATGTGAATAGCCCCTTCCATAGGACCTTGATTTTCATGGATATGATAAGATCCTACATAATCTTGACCTGATAAAGTTATTAGTTCTCCTCCTGTAGTAGTAAGATTGCTAGATTTAGGATATTTAAAATATTCTAAATATTTTTTTCCTAAATAATTTCCTAAACCTTTTTTGTTTATTTCTTTTTCTTTAATAAATATAGATCCTTTATTATTATTAAATACTCTATCAATATCTCCTTTTATATACCAATCTAAAGTAAAAGGTATATAATTTTCCCATACCCATGCATTATTTTTAGTATCAACATTATCATAGGTTTGTTTATTAACTTCTAAATACTCTAATTGATTTATTTTGCAAAGAAAATATCTTATAAACATACCATTTTTATAATCTTCAGGAGTTGGAAATTCTTGATAATATTGAGGTATTAATTTTAATAAATTATAGTCTGTATCACTTAATATTCCGTATATTTTAAGATCTTTACTTCCCTCCCAATCTTGATTATATTCTACTATTTTATTTGATACTTCTACAGAATTAGTAGTTGTTTCAGATGAAACTAAAGGAATTGATTGATATATTTCTTCATTTGGGGGATCATTTTGATCTTTACCCGTATAGGCTTTACCATTAGATAATTGATAGTAAAACCCAGTATAAGGAGAATTAGAACTAACATAATACCATTCACCCCCAGGGGTAAATAAATTATCTTTTATTTGTGATTTAGGTATATACATTATGCTTGTGAGTTTGGTGGAGGTGCATCTAATTGAGCTACTTGATAATAAGCATATAATTGGTTTTCAACACTTCTATCAAGTTCATCTCTTAAATCAAAATTTAAATTTTCTTTTTTAGCAGCAGATACAATTTGATCTCTAAAACTATTTTTTGGTGTTAGTACAACAAAATAATTTTGGGGACTTTTCATCCTTCCTCTATTTCTTGTTCCTTTTCCTCCATAGATAGGTCTTGTTTTTGTTTTAACTGTATTACCAACATTTCCTCCTACCACTGTAATGTATCCCTTATCATAATTTACATCTATTACTATATCCCCATGGCTAGATCCTGTCCATGGATTAGTATTCCAAGTTTTATATGGACCTCCAGTTCTATTTTCTACAACAATATCTCCTGGACGTATTCTTGTTGTTTTTGGATTTTTGGCTATCCAAGGATAAGGATTACCTGAACCTCCTTCTCTGATTTTTTGTGAATAAATAGCATGGTTTCCTCCATATGGGAAATTTACTCCTGCTTCTTTTATAACATAACTAATAAAAGCTGCACTCCATGGTGTTGCTGTTACATATTCTCTAAAAGCATTATTTATATCTTGATCTTTTGCTGCTTCTTCTAATTGTTTTTGTTTTTCTTTAGGTAATTTTGCAATTGTTTCTTCTTTAACTTCTGCTTTTGTTTTAAATCTTGGAACAGATAAAGTATCTAATGTTGTTGACCATGTATTTACATTAACTTCATGATTAATACCTTTAACTATAATATCAACACTATTTTCTTCATAAGAGGGAGGGAGTATATCATCTGTTATTCTAAATTTTTCAAATAATTTCATTCCTGAAAGTCCATCCATTGATAAATTTAAATTAAAAGGAAGGAAAAATGGTTGAGGACATATTAATCTTTCAGCAGATACCCCATGTACTATTTTAATATAACTTGTATAATTTTCTGTTAAATTTCTTGTTGTATCTGGATGGAAATTAAACATATTTCCCCCACTCCCATCATTACCATATGCTGTATAAACCTCTTGATATGGACCATAACCCTCACTACCCCCAACAGAAGCTGCATAAGATATTTTTTCTTTCCATATTGTTTTTGCTTTTTGGATAGGTGTAGGTTTTTCATTATTATCTGAGGATTCAACAGCATCTATTTTTTCAGGTATAATTCTATCTATTAAACCTTTATTATAATTAGAAAAAGATGTTCCATTTCCTTGAAGATTAGTTCCAGAAGCTTGGGATCCAATAGAAATTAATGTTGCAAAGTTTGAAGGTATTTCAGCATCTAACCCAATATTAGTAATAAATGATCCAGTAGTGTTTTGTTGTTTAAAAGCAGTTACACCATTTTCTGAAGGGATTTCAGCTCCTCGTTTTACACCAAAAACATTAAATGTAGTAAATGATTTATCATCAACTTGTACAAGTCCAGGCATTGGAGACTCATCATATATTTTTATAATACCTGTATCTTCATCATGTATAACTCTAAAATTATTAATACTACCCATAGATTCATTTACTCCTTGTAATATAGTATTTAAATACGATATAACAGATATTGCTCCTTCTTCATTTTTAGGGGTTGATGCTAGTGCTCCAGCTGCAAATCTTAAATTTATCATTACATTAGCTAATCTTCCTACAAAAGGATTATCTTCAACAAAAAAGTTTGTTGAATTTGTTAACATTTCATTAATAGAATTAGATTGGTCACTATTATATTCTGTAGTTTTAAATTGAATAACTCCTTTTATATCCGCTGAGGTCCAAGGTACTATACATATTTGAGGGTTTGTTGAAAAACCTGGAGGAACTATTAACATATAATTTGTATCGGATGTTACACCATCACCATATTTAAAATCAAATTTAATCATTTTAGTTCTAGGGTTATTACCTTTTCCCTTTTTTGAAAATAAATTACAATTATCTTCAATTATTTTTAATAACGCCGCAAATTTAATATAACCACTTTTTAAAGCTAAACCTCCTCCTTCTATGTCTCTTTCACCATTATAAGTTTTATTTATATAACATCCCCCATTTTTTACACCATTTACTCTAGGAATGATTTTTGCTTCTTCAACAGAAGCATTTACATTTAAAGATACAAATTGTTGATATATTTTAAAAAATTCTTTATTTAATTTAGTATCATTTTTATTAGCTAATAAGGGATTCATATCAGCATTTTGTTGTCCAACATTATTAGCATTTTGTTCATCTGCTATTCTTAAATCATATTTTTCTTGACAATAGGCTTTTAATTTTGCAGGTGTTGTAGTTTTTGTATTATAAGGATCAAATATTTGTTTTCCTCCTTCTCTATAAGCTCTTATTTCTTGTTTTGCTTTTTCAGGATAATGATATGCATTTTGATATTGAGAATATATTGCTACTCCTGCTGCTATACCAAATAACTCTTTAGCAAATTCTTCTATACTTATAGGAGTTTCTGAGGGAGATTTATTACTATCACCTTTACCTTTATCAGGATCTGTTACATTTAGTTTTAAGGAATCCATAATATTACCCATTCCTATTAAATCTACTGAAATGTTATATGTACCATCTGAATCAAAAGACCATTTAAAATTAGATACTTTTCCATAAACTGCTTCGTAATTACCCTGATATAGTTTTCTTTCTTCACTAATTTTTCTATACATCTCATATTGATTTTTTTCTCCAGGAAAACTATCAGGATTTAGTAAAAAATCTAAGGGTGTTGTAGTAAAATTAGGCCAATTTTCAATTTGACCTAAATTATTTAAATAAGCAGTCCAACCAAATTCTAATAAAAGAGTATATCCAGGTCTTAAATATAAAACATCTAATAATGAAAATTGGGATTTACTAAAACATTTTATATTTATTGTTGCTTTACTTAAAGCTCCATTATTGTAATATGTAGTTGTAGCAGATTCAATCCCAGGCATAGGAACATAACCTCTTTCACTAATACCCCCCCAACCATAAGCACCTTCAAATAATTGTTTTCCATTATTACCAAAAGAACGATTTACCCCTGATGAATAATTTAATCCAGCTTTAGCACCATCATATACTGCTGTAGTGTATTTTTCTTTATCTATTGTAAAGGAATCATCAGAAACTGATGCTGCTCCTCCAAAAAGTATAAAATTTTTAGCTAAATTATCATTTAATATTTGTTCTTTTATAAAACCAGCTTGTATTAATTTCCAATAAACACTATCATCAGGTACTCCATTAATTACCTTACCTGTAATATTAACTGAACTTGCTAATCTTAGCCAAGGGGTTTTAGAAGAATAATATTTTAAAGCACTAGAGTTAATATTTGAATATTGACCTAAAGCAGTTTGTCTAATATCTACTTGACCTTTTACCCACTCCTCAAAGGGATTGCCTATGATATTACTCATAATCTATTTAATTCTTTATAACTATTAATTATAGCCCCTATATTTTGGGGAATTCTAATTTGTGAACCTATAGGAATAAACATAGATGAAAAGTTAACTATGTTAGGATTAGAAATAGAAATTATCCACCATAAAGTCACATCACCATAAAATTGAAAAGCTAAATTATCATATCTATCTCCAAATTCTGTTATAGCATATATATCATTAATACTTTGGGGAATTGAGGGATATTTAACCACATTTTTATATTGAATTCCTCTACCTTCAATAGTATTGTTACTATAAGATTGTAAAAACTGTGCTGTAGCGTATCTATTCATCTCTAACTTTATTTATGTAATTTCCTATACCTTCATATAAATTTCCATCACCATTTTTTAAACTAATAAATCTTTGATCTCCCATAGCTACTAATTCTCCATCTTCATAACTTAAAGTTTGTCGTGAAGGTAAGAAATCTTCTATTGGAGTAAAAGCTAAGCTAACCTCTATTCTATGAGGTAATTCTTTTACTGAAGGATCTGAATTTCCTTCTGTATCTATTCCTATTTCCCATGTTGTATCATCTGGTATAGTGTAAGTTAAAGATGTTAATACTCCAGGTACTTCATGTAAATAACCTCCTACAGTCATTCTTACTATATTTCCTCTCATAAATCCAGCTGAAGTGTAATCTGGTGCTAATGTAGATGCTAAGAAATTTAATTTAGTAAACATAGGTGTTAATTCTGCTTTTGAAGTAGCTGCTATAGTAAAACCCATTGATATATCCCTAGTAAAACCACCGTAACTTTTAAATTTATTACCCCTACCAACATATTGAACATCATTCCAAGTCGCTCCATAATTATCTGTAAAACCATTTATATATGCTCTAAAATGAAGATAATCAGCATTTCTACCTTCACTAGCACCATTTTTAATAACTGCAATATTAAAGGTACATAAATCATCAACTGGTAAATTAGCATTAACTATTTCACCTTCGTAGGGTTTTAATGCTGTTATTTTATCTAAAGCTGACATTTGGGAAGCATCAATACCATAATTGAATACAGTTCTTATTGGGGTAACAGATCCAGAAACTGCGTATGTAGCATGTCTACCTGGGTCTCCTAAACCAACTCTTAATGCTTTATTTTGTCTTGTATAATTTGGGGCTTTATGAATTATTTTTGAAGCAGCAAAAGGATTTGTACCTTCTAATTCTGTTGTACGTCCTTCAATTACGTAATTACTAAAACTCCTAAGGTCTCCTCCTCCTTGTTTAAAATCTTTATTTGTAGATATATAACCTTTTAATATATTACCTACTAATAAAGGAGAGATTTTTTTATCATTACTACCAATTCCACTATAAAAAGGACTATCAGTTGATAAACCCTCATAATTTCTTATTGCATTATATGTAGGTAAATTTTTAAAAATTCTTGTTCTACCAACCCCTAATATAGAACCAGGTCCTCCTCCATATGAATATAATACAGGAGTAAATGGATTTTCTTCATTTGCTTTAGGGTTATATTTATAACTTGGTAAACCCCTTAATTCTCTAATATTATCTTCTTCCCCATTAGTAAGAGCCTTAGAAAGATCAACTAATCTGTTATCTATTGCAATTTGTGAATTTTGTACTACTACACTATAAGGATTTAAAGCAAGATTACCTCCTCTAGCATTTTTGTTAGCACCATGAGGACCACCTAATGAACCTACAGGATTTATACCAAATTTATTTAAATGAATACCCGCCCAACCTAAACCAGCATCAAGTATAGTACCTATAGGTAAATAAGCTCCTTGGTTCATTACACCTCCTAAATAACCGGCTCCAAAAGAAGCTTGAGTTTTAACACTTGTTCTTGATAATAAATTTTCTTTTAAAGTAAAAAATATACCCCTTGGAGATTTAGTATCAGTAAACATTTTAACTAATCTACTTACATCTTTAAGAGCTGCAAAAGGAGCTGTTAAACCACCTCTTAATATAAAATCTGGTCCTGATAGAAGAGGCATTCCATCTCTTAAATATTCTGTTCCTTCAGGTATTGGAGTTACTTCATAGGGTTGATTACTGGTACCAGAAGCAGGTCGATCCCCACCATAATTTAAACTTTTAAGATTTGTCTTTAAATTAATTAGACGACCACGAGATTCAGGTGTTAAAGTACCAGACATATAAAATTATTTTAACAAGATGACCCTGCAGGTAGGTTATTTTTATACCTATTTGATTGTTCTTGTTGACCAAAAGCTTGTTCACCTAATTGTGATGTTTTTGGAGTTGAATAAGCTATTGCTGATGCCCCAAAATTAGTATAGGGAGCTGTATTACTTTCTGGTGTACCAATATTAGAGTATTCATTATGTAATGTTGAATTACCTACAACACCTATACTATCAGGTGTTGATGGGTTTGGATTTGGAGAAATAGGTACAGCTAAAGATGAACCATTTGTATCAAATCTATTTTTTAGTGAATTTTCTGATGCCATTTTGTATTATTTTTATTAATTATTGTTTATTATAAATATTATCCCATATTAGAAGTTGCAAGTACTAACGATCTTCCTACTTTATTCCCATCCATATAAACATCACCTCCATCTTTTACTGCTACTATTAATTCTTTTAATAAAGTAACAACTTCATTTTCAGTTGGGGCAGTTGTAGTTGCTGCAATATTAGAAGGTAAAGGAACATTGCTACCATTAACGGCAGCATTTGCTGAGATTGTATCTGCTGATTGTCCTAATAAACCAAATGATAAACCATTTAAAGCACTAGATCCTGCATTTTTAAATTTATCTCCTAATGATGCACTTTTATCTGCATTAAATCCTTTAAAACCATCAAATAAAGCCATTCCAATTGCTAAGGGTGCTGCTACTTTACCAAGTACTCCTTTTGCTAATTTACCTGCTCCTTTTAGCATACCTTTTCCTTTTGGAAATTTTATGCCACCTAATCCTCCACCTTCTCCTCCTCCTGTAATTTTACTTAGTAAACTACTCATTAATCCACCTTTGGACATTGTTACATGCATTGGGTTTCCAGACGATCCTAACTTTCCACCTGTAACTGCTTTAAGCAATGACCCACCAAAAATAGCTGAAAGGCCTATTCCAAGTGATGATTTTGGGAAATCCATTACAAATCCTACTATACTTTTTAATACACCTGCTATTGAAGATAACATAGTCTTAAAACCCTCATTATTAACTAATGAACTAAATGCTGTTGCTACTTTTTCAGCTAAAGGAGCTAATGAATTCATAAAAAGTTCTTTAGCATTTTCTAAAGTTCTTGTTGTTGCTTGTGCATCTATTCCTTTTTGTTTTGTAAATTCAAGTTCTTCTTCATTTAACTTAGCCATTGCTTCTGCTTCAGTTAAACCTTCTTTTCTAAATCTAGCAAGTGTTTTTTGTGCTAAATCTTGATCAGTTATACCTTTTTTAGCTAGTTGATTTTGAAGTAAACGTGTTTGATTCATTTTGTGCATTTCATCCACACTTACCCCTAAGGTTTTTGCTAAAGCTTGTTGTGCAATTTTATTACCTTCAGTTGCATCATAATTTTCAGAAAGAATTCTATTCATTTCCTTTGCTACTTGTTCTTCATCTCCTCTTAAAGATGCAGATCTAAGAGCTTCTAAATTAAGATTTTTACCTAGCAATAACTCAGCTTCCATTTCATTAGCAATAGAAGATTCAAAATCTAAAGAAGCTTCACCTGCAGCAGCTATTTGATCTAATGTCATTCCTAATCTTTTAGCTTGAAATGCTGCTTTTGCTAATGCCTCTGGACTGGAACCTACATTAGCTAATGTAGTAGATGATGCCATAGCTACTTCATTCATTATATCTGTTAAATTAACTGATGCTTCTGATGCCCCATCAATACCCATTACAGTATTTTTAATAGTATCATCTATATCCCCAAAACTTGTTCCTGTTAATTCTGAAATTTTAAATAATCCTTGAGTTGCTTCTTCACTTAAACCTAATAAATCTACATATTCTTGGTAAGTATTAGCTTGTTCTTTACTTACCATTACAGATGTACCTGCTACAGCATTTATACCATCCATAGCTCTCTTAGCTTCAGCAAAATTCATATTATTATTTTCCTGAGCTATTAGTTTTAAGTTTTTTACAACTGTTGCACTGCCACTTCCCATCCCTAAAAAGGATTTTCCTATATCTGCTGTTTTTTGACTAAATTTCTGACCTAATGATAATAATGATTGAAAACCTTTAATTAAAAGACCTATCATTGCTACAGGAGAAGTAAGGAAACTTAAAAAACTTTTACCTAACGATGCTAAACCAGCACCTAATACTTTAAATTGATTAGCTAATCCTCCAGTTACATCTACTACCTCTTTTGCTGCTGCCTCAGCATTATCAAAAGTATCAGTTAAAGCTCCTAATCCTAAATTACCTGCTAATGACTTAAGACCACCTAAAGCAACTCCCGTAAGACCCATTTGTTTGTTAAACTTTTGGGATAAACTTACTTGTTCTTGCAGGCCTGCTACAAATTCATCATTATAATTCTCTATTTTTGCTAATTCCTTTAATAAGTCTGCTTTTGCATCAACTTGTTCTTCATCTAAAGCTAAAATTTGATAATTTATAGCTCTTATTTTAGCTTGTCTTTGTTGGATAAGTTTAGCAGCATCAGCTTGTCTAAATGCTCCTTCAGCTGCTTTAATATTAGCATCTGCTAAATCTTTTGATACTTTAGCTAGTGAATTTAATGTTCCTGTAATATCTTTAGCAATTGCTTTAGAAACATTATCAGTTGAAGAAAGAGCTTCTTTAAAAATATCACCTACTTTATCAGCAATATTTCTTAAAGCATCCTCAACAACTACAGCTGTTTCTTTTGCATTTTTTTCTGCTTCTATTTGAGATTTACTCTTTTTAACCATGGAGATATTTTATTATAAATATTAAAAAATACTATTTTCTCGATGCTTTTGTAATATAAGTAGGAGGTGAAACTGTTCTTTTAGGGGGAAGTTTTGATTTATTAGGATTAGATAAATCTATATCATTATTCTTTTTAGGTTTCCGAGCTTCTGCTTGTTGTTTATAAAATTCATCTAATTTTTTAAATGTGAAATTACGAAGCCATATGGGCATATTATACACAGTATCCCAATCATAGCCTCCCTTACCATTAAAAACTATTTCATGAATTTGTGAAAAAATATTACTTCTATATTGAGCTGCTTCAGTTGGCGTCAGGGAAAAAAAAATTTAAAGAAATTGGTACATCTATTTCTTCAAGCTCATCATACTCATTAGTAATTGTGGCTTTTAATTCTATATCAGGTTGTATTTTTATTACATGATCTCTTAATGCTTTTGCATCTCGAGCTAAAAGATAAGTATCAACAAAATCTCTAATAGTTTTACCAGATGAGTCTCCTTCTACTGAAGTAATTATATATTTCATTCTTGTTGAAATTTCAGGTGATGCTCCTTTATTAATTTTTTGAATACCTTTAATTTCTGCTTCAATTTCTTTATCTAAACCATCAGTTAACAATCTAAATGTTAATTTAGTTCCAGAATGTGGTAGTTCCCAATCAAATTCATTTTTTCCACCTTTAAATAAATCTTCATCTATTTTTTTATTTTCTAATAAACTTAAATCTACAGTATGTTCTTGACCCTTATACCTAATCTTATAATCTTTACCATACCCTAATATACGTGAAGCAATTAAAATAGCATTTTTATCACCAATTAATATATCTTTAAGTTTTACATCAGTAACAATTAAAGATTGTAATAATTTATCTAATACAATTCCTTTAGATATATAATTCTGATTAGTTAAAATATCTTCTTCTTTAGCTGTCATATATTTCATTTCAACCTTTCCAGATTTTAATGGATGATCTTTAGGATATAATAAGCCTCTTGATGGTAATTCTACTTCTTCAGTAGGGAATTTAAATTTATTTTCAGACATAATTCTTATTTGTTAATAACTTAATTTTGTTATACATATGTAATATACAAAAAAGCTTGACGTATGCCAAGCTTAAATGTAAAATATATGGTTTTTCTTTTAGAAATTTAATACGCAATAATCCATTCCTAATGTTAAAGAAATATTCATTACTGTAGTATCATCATCCCAATTCATATCCCCAAATGATGCGTCCTTAATAAAAGCACCTTTAATAATCCATTCAGAAACTACATCTCCGACAGGACCCAATACATCAATTGTTAAATCTTTTTTATAGAAATCAGAATAACCATCTCTACCAGTAACTGATTCATGGTGTAATCTTGTCCATTCCATTACTGCTTGAGCCCCTGAAGGTGTAATAGGGTCAAATAATTCCATTGTTAAATCATTCCATCTTAATTTACCTTTTACTTTTCTATAAGTGTTTATATGATTTAATATTATTTCATCCTGCGCGAACCCCATTCCACTAACTCCCTTAATTATATACGATGGTATACCATCAACATCCAATATAAATCGATTAGCTACCTTTGGTT